TTTTTTACATCGGATGCAAATCCGAATTCTGCTTCGTCAAGTTGAGGCAAATCAACGATGTTACCTGAACGCTGTTGTATTTTTGAGATTTGTATTATAGCCATAATTGTGATTAGTTAATGTATCACAATTATTTATCTTAATACCTAGATGAAAGTTAAATGAATTTCATGTAATATTGCTCTACTCGCTTGAACCACAAATCAGAGTATTTGTCAAATTCACTGCCTTCTACAATGAATTCTTGGTATTGATTGTCTTGGCTACACATAAACACAACACCTTTACGGATTTTAGTTCCATATAATTCGTCATGTGCTGCGGCATAAGCGGCTAATTGAATGAAATAATCATCGATCCATTCACGTTTTTTAGGCTTATTGGTTTGTTTGTGATCCATGATAGCCTCACTACCTTCATGCAATCCTACTAAGTCAGTAGTACCTGCATATATTTTTGGATAGTATAAAGAAACCTCTGTTCCCCAAAATTCATTACACTTTATTAGACCATGGTTAATAATACTATGAGCCATTTGATGACTTTGTAAACTATATGGGTTACTTCCTGGTTCTCCAGTTGTACCTGTTTTTATATAGTTTTCCAACCATTTATGCATTCTAGTACCTCGACCGGCGGCCTCAGTAGTAATGGCTTGTGCTTGTTTATGCCCTACACGATTTCGCCAGTTTTGCAAAGCCTGTTTAGATTCTTCGGTTTTAGTTGCATCTAGTATAGTAGTAACACTGGGAAGCTTTTCTCCATCTGGAGTTGCATATTTTCTACTACCATCAACGGTTGCCCTATCGAGGGTAGTATATTTAAATTTTTCTACTATCATATTCTAAAACTTTCGCCGCATCCGCAACGATCTTTTTCCTGTGGATTAGCAAATTCAAAACCTTCATTAAGTCCTTTCTTTACCCAATCCATTTCTAAACCTTGTAAATACGGGACATGTTTGGGATCTATGTAAAGGTACGCACCATTACTTTCAAATATAGCGTAAGTTTGATCTATTTGGTCAACAAATTCTAATGTATAGGCAAGACCAGAACAACCGGTAGTTCTCACTCCGACTTTAATTCCTAACCCTTTACCTCTTTTTTCTAACTGTTGTTTAATTTTGGTAGCGGCTATTTCGGTAGCTGTTATCATTTAAGTGTATTTTTAGCCATTTGAGCGACTATCTTTTTTTGATCGTCTGGTGTGGTAGATTCTATATCGGGTGTTTCACCTTCTTGCCCTTTAAACACTACTTTGTCACCTTGAATATTTGAAATGGCATTTTTTAGTGGTGGTTTCTTAATCATTTTATACAAATCATTTTTGTCTATAATTATATCATACTTTCTAAAGTAATTCAATAGCTGATCCACGGTCCAATCAGATTTCATTTTACCATTATCTACATCAGTTTTAAGCTGATTAACAATGGTAACCAATCTAGTAATCTTTGGATCTGGTTCTGCAATTTCAGACAGAAACATCAATTATCTCTTTAATCTACCAACACCACCAACTGGTTGTGGTTCAGGTTCTTCAACAGGAACTTCAGTAGTATCTATATTAATGTCTTGTACTTCCTCTTCAGGTGTAGCCATTTCAGGCTGTGTGTCCATAGCAAATGCATCCGCACTACCCTGACCAGTAAGAGTATTCAATGCATCAGTTAGCGATGATCTGGATTGTTGAATTGAAGCACTTAAAGATGTCAGTGCTTCTGTTGCTTGAGTATTAAATTGAGTACTTTCATTTACACCCATTTCAGATTGAATACTATTAACCAAAGCAGGAAGTTCTTTAACCATCATATCACTAACTTCTTCTAACATTTTTTGAACAGTATCAATCATATCCTGTGCTGCTAGGATAACCTGTGACTTTTCAACTTCCTCATTCTCTACTACAATTCTTGGCTTAGGAGAATTCTTTAAGCTATATAAATGAGAATTTAGAGCCTGTTCCATGAAAACTAATTTCATGTAAGAAGGATTCGTTTGATTTTTGTAAAAATCTTTGGACTGTTTGGCTTCGTTGGTAAGCTTTCTTACCTTCTTAAGCATTGATGCAGCGGTTTGCAATGGCATTTTTTCAACATTGAATGGTATAGCATAGGTTTCATTCAGTGCTTTTTTTGCGGTGCTGTTAGTATCAAAGTCGGTTAATTTCATAATATTTTCCCAGTCTATAATATATTTATCTTAAACACCTGTTAATCAGTCTTTGCGAATAAATTTCTTGTCTTGCCAATACCTAGACAACTTGATAAATTCATCTAATTCCCCAGTTAGTCTCTTTTTTTTCTCTTGGTTCTCTTTTAGTTTATTGAGATAAAGTAACTTTGAATCTAGATTTTTTGGTTTCCTTAAATATTTTTTATACAGTATAGACTCTAGTTCAATGCTATCTAAAAATATATCAATCTCTTGAATTCTATTGCATTCATTAATTTTTTGATTCTTATCAAACACACACCATGAAACTGCGTTCTTTATAGAAGAAAATGTTTTTTCAACTGAATTAAATTTACAAATAATTTTATAACTGTCATTTATATAGGGACGAATTATGTACTGATTGAATAATTCATAGGTGTTGTTTTCGTTTTTAAAAATAACGATATCACCCATATTCCGAATAAGCTCTTTTGTCAAGAACTTATTAATTTTATCAACTATTTTTTCTTCAATCATGGTGTAATGTAAAATATATGTTTCGTAGTTCAGTTGAAGTATCTAAAAATGGGGATAACTTATCCCATTCTGTACCACACAATATCATAGGTACTCTATCACAATCATTATATAAAAAGCCAAATTCTGTTATACCATTATCAAATACACTGCTATGATATACTTCAAATTCAAAAAACCAACATGGATAAGTTTCGTCTTCTAATTGCTCAAACAAAAAACCAAAATTCTGAAATTTATCAAAACGAACGTTTATTTTTTCAGGTTTTTTTAATACGTCTGGTTGTGAGCGTAGGGATATAGATTGCAGAACTGTATCAAAATTTGCCTGTGTGTTTCTTTTGAATCTCCAAGCATCTTCATCTGTAACATCAGCCGGTTTTGATCGATTGAGTACTCCTGTATTAGTTATATCAAAAAGTGTATAACATTGTATTTTATAAGTCATCAACTATTTAGCCATAAAAAAAGCCCAAGAATAATTCTCGGGCTTTTAAATTCAAAACTAACTAATTAGTTTGTAAATGTAGCTGAAGCTGTTGAAGATGTTGTGTTAGAAAGACCAGCAGCAGTTAAAGCAGCATTAACTGCTGTATCTAGCGTACCTGTTGTCCAAGCACCTGCTGGATACGAAGCAAATGCAAATGTATCATTTGTTGTATCTGTGTACTCATAGATATAGATTGTTGCCAATGTTTGAATTGTCTGAGTAATGATATTAATCTGAGCACCAGATAAGGCGCCTGTGCCTGTGATAGTAAAATACTGTAGCTTAGGACCCTGTGGTTGAACAGTGTTAGCACTGCTAACAGCATTGGCGCCACTGTTTGTGTATGCAAATGTGTCTAAGTTTAGAACTGGTAGAAAGTCACCATTAACTTTTGTAAATTGAGCCATTTTATAATTCCTTATATTTGTTGAGACCTACTGTCTCATAGAATTATTTATACAAAATGACAAAAAATACTGGTTTAGACTATGTTCTTCCAGCCAAATTCTGCCTACTGAAACCCATTCTATCCACAAACTTAAGACCATTAGACACAAACCCTTCTTGAGTTTGTGTACCATCTTGTAGATATCCTTTCACAGGACTAGCTTCAGCAGCTTTGTTTAGTTGTTCAACCACATTCATCTTAAGATTATAGATATCCATCCATATAGTAAATGCACCAATCAACCCCTCGGTATTAGCCTGTAGATGTTCATCTATCTTGGCTTTCATCTTATCAGTCATTGGTCTACTTGCGACAAACTCCATGAATCCTGATAACAAATCATTCAAGTTACCACCTACAATCCTCTTATTAATATATACCGTAAACAATTGATTAAATGTGTTTCTAGCTTGAGGAGCTGAATTCATTAACTGGTCAACAGCCTGACCATATTTTAAAATATCTTGTTTAGTTTTAGTTAATAATTTTTGATCTAATTTCAAGCTAGGAGTAATAGGCATTTTGCTAGGAATAATGGCTACGTCACTATTATTCTTAAGCTGTCCTATTGTACCATCTAATGGCATAGCAGAATCCGTATTAGGGGCCTCAGGAGCTATATATTGGTGAACTGCTATACCGGCAGTTTTACCTTTCATCAACTTACCTGTGTCACTGGTAATATCTACTGTATATGTTATACCATTGGGATTAGCTTTAAATGTATATAACCCATTAGAATCAGCTAGTGGCTTACTGAACAGCAAATCTCCCCAATAGTAACCCTTAGTACCGTTACTTGCCTTTTCTAGTCCAGACCAAATCTCAGCTATTAGCCTATGTAAATCAGAACGATCTACACCGCGGGCTAGGTCATATTTTCTAAATTCTTCAGGGCTATACACCTGTCTACCAGTACCATCTTTCTTGTTGAACATATGCTTGTCCATGATACTAAATTTACCATTAGTATCACGACCAAATATAAGAGCAGGATATCCATCCCACTTGATAGTAACAGTTTTTGGATTTGTAACTGTTTTTTCAATTGCGTCTACAGCACGATTGGCACCAGTAATGTCTCCTAAAAACACTAGATCTTCAGGATGGTCTAAGTGTCCTTTGTCCTCATTCAATGGAAGAACATCAATAATTTCTAGCTTATTCCTAAGAGAAGCTAATGATTCAGCTAAATTCACCTTTTAACTCTGTTCTTAGATTCTTTGGCTACTGTTAGATTGGGCGGCCCTTTCGCGGGACCTCCCTGTGTAGGAGCAGGTGTAGTTGGCGCAGCAGACTGAAGCATTGTTTTAAGATGTTGCACAGTGTCCATATAGGCTGAAGAGTTAACTTTGTATAGTCTACGTAAAGAATTCATAATGATAGCATCTAAATCATCCGCATCATTTCTTTGCATTCTATTAATTTGTGACAATATATTATTAGTATATTGTGCTATTTCAGGTGCAGCTTGGGCACGACCTTGTGCGTTACCCGGTGCACCACCTTGTGCACTACCCGATGTACCACCTTGTGCACCACCTTGTGCACCAGTAGCTTGAGTTCTGCCTCC